TTAATCGGCGTACAACACCGGGGACTTGTCCCCACCGTGGTGCCGAGGGAAGCAAGCCTCAGTAACAGCAGCCTTTTCGGGGCTGGAAAACTGAAAAATAGAGTGTCGGGAGGGTTTGGTAGGCCGGAAACGGTTCGAAGAAGCAGTGCCCGGGGGATTGAAGGCCCCAAAATGGAAAACAAAAGAAATATGCACAGAGCAGGTTTTGTAATAGAGGAAATCGTGAAGCCCTCCAACATGGAGGAGTCTTTCCTTCAGGTCCTTCGCGGCAGGAGGCGTAAACGCAGCCGCCAGGGACGCTACCTGCTTGCGCATAAACCCGAGGTGTTGGAGGAACTGGCCGCGCGTATCTCGGACGGTACTTTCCGTGTGAAGGACTATCGTGAGCGAGAAATTTTCGAGGGCGGCAAGCTGCGCCGTATCCAGGTAATCCCTATGTACGACCGTATCGCCGTACATGCCATCATGACGGTGGTGGACTGCCATTTGCGGAAACGTTTCATCCGTACCACCTCTGCCAGTATCAAGAAGCGGGGTATGCACGATCTTCTGTCGTATATCCGTCGTGACATGGTCGAGGATCCGGAGGGTACGCGGTACTGTTACAAGTTCGACATCACCAAGTTTTATGAGAGCGTGAAGCAGGACTTCGTGATGTATTGTGTCGGCCGGGTGTTCAAGGACAAGAAACTCATCGCCATACTTGACAATTTTGTCCGGCTGATGCCCGAGGGTTTGAGTATCGGGCTGCGTAGCTCGCAGGGTCTGGGTAATTTGCTTTTGTCTGTGTTTTTGGATCATTACTTGAAGGACAAGTACGGTGTCCGTCATTTCTACCGTTATTGTGATGATGGTGTCGTATTGGGTAAAACGAAAGCGGAATTGTGGAAGATTCGTGATATCGTCCATGGGCATATTCAGCATGTCGGTCTCCGGGTGAAGGGGAACGACCGTGTGTTTCCCCTGGTCGAGGGCATCGATTTTCTGGGATATGTGACTTTCGGTGCGGACCACGTCCGCCTGCGCAAGCGCATCAAGCAGAAATTCGCCCGAAAAATGCACGAGGTAAAATCGAGAAGAAGGAGGCGTGAGCTGATAGCGTCGTTCTACGGGATGGCCAAGCACGCCGACTGTCATACGTTGTTTAAAAAATTAACAGGCAAAGACATGAGATCATTTAAAGACTTGAACGTCGCTTATAAGCCCGAAGACGGCAAAAAGCGATTTCCCGGGGTGGTGGTAAGCATCCGGGAGCTGGTAAACTTACCGATTGTAGTGAAGGACTTCGAGACGGGCATCAAGACCGAGCAGGGAGAAGACCGCTGTATCGTGGCCATCGAGATGAACGGCGAGCCGAAGAAGTTCTTCACCAACAGCGAGGAGATGAAGAACATCCTCTCGCAAGTGAAAGAGATGCCCGACGGCTTTCCTTTTGAAACAACCATCAAGACGGAAACCTTTGGGAAAGGTCGAACCAAATACGTATTTACATGAAACGAGTTGAAGGAACAGCCGGGGTGAAGCTGCTGGAATGCGTGAACCCGGTGAAGAACACGTGGCGCGTCCGTTGGGACGTGCGGGAAAGGGAGGACGGTTCTGCCGACTATATGGAGGAGAACTTTTTAGGGAAGCCCTCCGGTGAGATAATAAGAGCCGTTATCCTGGGCTGGTACAACGAACAGATCGACCGGGAGATACTTTCCGGCTTCGTTTACGAGGGTATGCCGGTGTGGCTGTCAAGCGAGAACCAGTTCAACTATAAGGCGGCCCACGACCTTGCCGTGCAGAACGGCGGCGCGACGCTTCCGGTGACGTTCAAGTTCGGGACGGATGAGGAGCCCCGGTACCGGACATTCGGGAAACTGGAGGAACTGACGGACTTCTATACGAAAGCCATGAAGCACATCCAGGATACACTGGCCGACGGCTGGAAAAAGAAAGACGATTTTGATCCGGAGAAGTACCGGGTGGAATAAATCCTTCGGGGGAGGATAAGAAAAAAAGCCCCCGGCCTGTTAAAAATCATCTCACCTACTTTTAACAACAAGTACGCCAGAGCGCACGACCGGGGGCAAATACCCTCTGTCGCGCTCTGGCCTTTTTTATTATTGTTGCAAAGCAAGTGAGATGGCGCAAAGATACAAAAAATATATTTTATGAAAGTGATTGAGATACTAAACTTTAACCGGGAACTGTTGAAAAGGCTCCAGGCGGCCGGCATCCGTCTGGAGGATGCCCGGTATATCGACCTGTACGCGGACTATACCCGTCTGCTGGACCAAGGTGAGAAGGTCTCGTATGCTGTGGCCGTACTGTCCGAGAAGTATTCGGTGAGCGAGCGCAAGGTCTATGCCCTGGTAAAACGCTTCCAAAGTGACTGCAAGACGCTTGCAGTGTGAACGGGGTGTTTTATGCCGTAGGGAGTGCTGTTTCCCCTTATCTTTAGGGTGTTTCAATTTTAGAAGGAGGAAATGGCTATGAACAAGTATTACCGTATCCTGGACAAGATTCTTGTCGCGGGAAAAACACAGACCAACAAGAAGGGAAACATACAATACCTTTTGAACGAGCAGTTGTCGCTGACTCCGGCGGACTTGCTTGACATATTCGAGGGGCATAATATCGCCCGCAAGAAACTCCGCTGCGAGCTCCAGCTGTTCATGCAGGGGGAACGTAACGTGGAGAAGTACCGGGAGGCCGGCATCAACTGGTGGGATTACTGCGGTTCCATCCTGGTGAACAGTTATCCGACCTATTTCGAGAAACTGCCGCCGTTGATAGCGAAAATCAACCGGGAGAAACGCAACAGCAAGAACTACGTGCTTTTCTTAGGTGAGACCGGTGCGGAAAGCAACCAGGCGCCCTGCCTGAGTCTGGTGCAGTTCCAGCTGGACGGTGGTGAACTGGTTCTGTCCGCCTACCAGCGCAGCAGCGATGCGAACCTCGGACTGCCTTCCGACATTTACCACCTGTACCTGATGGCGCGGCAGATAGAACTTCCCCTGAAGTCGATCACCCTCTACCTGGGCAATGTACATATCTACGAGAATAATATCCCGGGTACACGTGCGTTGATCGCCGGTGACGAGACGGTCCGCTTCGGGCTGAACGTGTGATTTGCTGTATATGCCTTGCAGCGGGAACAGTTCATGTTTCCCGCTGTTTTTCGTTTATTCTGGGGACCTTTGCGGCCGTTTTAAAGCAGAATGAAATGAGAAAGATGTATTTGTCCGCCCCGCTTCCTTATTATGGGGCAGAAACGCATGTTTGCGAAGGAGTTTATCAAGGTGCTGGGGCAGTTCCCGGACAGCACCGTGTTTGTGGACCTGTTTGGCGGTTCGGGCCTGCTGTCACATATTACCAAATGTGTCAGGCCTGATGCCGTCGTTGTGTATAACGACTTCGACAACTACCGCCAGCGGCTTGCGAATATCCCGGTCACCAATGTGCTGTTATCCGATTTGCACCGGATAGCTGAAGGGGAACCCAGAAACAAACGTATAACCGGGGAGGTTCGCAATAAAATGTTTGCCCGTATTGAGAGGGAAGAGAAGGAGCACGGCTACGTGGATTATATCACGATTTCCGCATCTTTGTTGTTCGCCATGAAGTACGTGACTTGTTTGAAAGAAATGAAGAAAGAGACCATCTACAATAGGATTCGGAGGACTGATTATCCCGAAGCGGAAGATTACCTGGAAGGAATTACCGTCACCTGCGAAGACTACAAGGAAGTGTTCAAACGTTACAAGGATGTCCCGGGTGTGGTGTTCCTGGTTGATCCGCCGTACCTTTCCACTGAAGTAGGAACCTACAAAATGTATTGGCGCCTGGCTGACTATTTGAACGTATTGAACGTGTTGAAAGGACATGCATTCGTGTACTTCACCTCAAACAAGTCTTCCATCCTGGAACTGTGTGACTGGATGGGTCGGAACCCGTTTCTTGGCAACCCGTTCAAGGAATGCAGGAAAGTGGAATTTAGTGCAAACGTAAACTATCAAGCCAAATATACAGACATGATGCTGTACACGGTACCGGATGAAGAGCAGACAATCGCAGCCTAACACTGCATAAAGATAGTGATTTATTTTGAATCGGCAATGGCTTTTGAATGGTATTTTAAAGTTGTTCAAGGAAGGTTCAAGTGAAAGAAAAACGGTGGGCTTTGGTCATGCAGAACAGGACCGCGCTCACCGTTTTTTTTGTACGCGTCGTTTTTGTACTTTTTGAAACGCATCGTTTTTGTTAAGCGGCACGTATGGTTTTTCCGGATTTACGTATGGCCGCACCGAACTGGCCCTGTGTTATTTCCCGGATTTGAATCCGCAGGTGGCTTACCGTAAGTTGCAGTATTGGATTGACTATTATCCTCACCTCAGGGAGCAACTGGAGAAGATGGGCAGTGGCTTGAGCTGCCGTACCTATATGCCGGCTCAGGTACAGCTGATTGTGGGGGCGATAGGGGAGCCTTGAAAGGGGATTGTGATGGAGTGCGGCCAGATAAAAAGAATGGCTTCCCCGATTGCGTAATCGATATGGCAAGTGAACGACCGGCTCCTGTTGACAGTCGCATTGAAAGATTGGCAAGGTTGATATATGTGAATGAAAATGACACGAATGACGCCAATCAGAGATATAGACCCAATTTGCGCCATTCGTGTCATTCACATTCTGGATAAAGAACGGAATAGAACCTCTATTCCCGTATTTCTCCCTTATGCACCAGCATTTTCACCAGTGTCCGTTTGGAACTGTGCGTGTCCGAAACCCATAGCACAGAGTCGTTTTGCGCATAGATGCGGGCAGGCTGGGAAAAAGCATATCCTTTTACAGTTTTTATTTTCTTGCTCCATTCGTTGGACTGGCGTTCGTATATGTTGATGGCATCATTGTCACCGGTAGCATACCAGCGGTCGCCGCACAACGCCAGTGTCTTGGGCTTGAAGCCGGGCGACAGGGAAAGGTCGTCCAGATCGATGGAAGCGTTGTTTGCCATATCATCGTTGACCAGTGCCGGATCGAGCACCCGTATTTTCTTCCCTTCATAATCCGTGAGCAGCAGATGCCCTTCCGCATCGGGCTGCATGGAATGGCTGGCAAAGCCGTTGTTGCCCGGACTGCCGTTGCCGGATGCCCGGCGGTAGCGGTTCACCTTCTGGTAATTTTCCGGGGTGGCATCCTCCTCTTTGTAAATGCTGACCATTCCGTTCTTGTCGCGTGCGAAAATCAGCCCGTCCTTTACCGTCATGGCCTGTGCCTGGAATACGGGGCCGCTCCATTGCCCGTTGCCTATGCAGGTGAGGTAGGACAGTTCCGGCAACCGGAATACATGGATGCGCGACTGGCGTTCGGCCACATACAGCCGGTTGCCCGACGGCACGATGGCTTCTATCTGACTTCCGAAACTCTTCTCCCCGCCGTCGTGCTGCCAGCTCTGCAAGGTTCCCAGCCGTTCACCTTTCTTTATACTGAACAGCAACAGGCTGCTGCCTGCCTTTCCGATGTTTGAGATGAAAAGGGTATCCCCCAGATGAGCGACGGTATAAGGGGTGAAATCCTCGGCCGTTTCCATACCCAGGGTTTCCGCATCAATCAGCTGCGCCGCCTCATACGAGTAATACCAGTAACTGTTATAATCCCCGTTTCCTTCTCCTTCCCCGTTTCCTCCGCCGGGAGCGGAGGGGTAGCCGCAGATTTCATCCAGGGTGACTTTGCTGCATTGTGCCGTCAGGACTCCGGACAGCACAATCAGGATATAAGCGTATATTTTCATGTTGTTCTTACTATATTATATAGGTATATATTTATTTCAGCTCACTCATGGGGATGGCGTAAACGCATGTCCCGTTTTTCACGCGGTCGGTGATGAACAGCGTGTGGCGGCGGATGCAGAACTTCTCAGGTGCTTGCAGGGTGATGCCGCCGATGGTGGTATGGTCCTTCATGATCTCTCCCGTCCGGGGATTGACCTCACAGAACTTTTCTGTGCCGTTGGAACTTACAAACAGCCTTCCTTCGTAGAAATCCAAGTCGTAGGGTACATTTTTATAAGCCAGTTGCCCGGTGCGTTTGGGTGAAACTCCTTCCCGTATCCCGTCAGGGGCGAACAGGTCTATGCGTTTGGCGGGATGGGTGGAGTAGAGCAGGCCGGTCTGTTCGTCCACCGCCATGCCGTAAGTGCCGTTTGTCTCGCCCAGATGTTCGGAACGTACATAAATCCGCGGAGTCACTCCGGACTGTATAGCCTGCTCTTCTACAAAGTTGACGTAGCGTTTGTCGTGTATCATGACCAGCCCTTTGTAGAGCAGCACATCGAAGGCATGTACGGTCTGCGTGGGCCCTGTTCCCCAGCTTCCATTGCCTATGCAGGTAAGGAACTGATGGCTCTTCGCATCAAAAATCTCGGTACGGCTTCCTTCGTGGGTGACATAAATCTTGTCGTTGGCACGGGTGATACCGTTCGGGCGGCCGCCGAATTTCCCGGTAGCTTCTCCGTGCTTCCATTCCTTGATGCTTCCCAAGTGCTTCTTGCCGCCGCCGGCAAGGCCGAACACCTCTACGCTGTACTGGTTGTCCGCATCGTTCACGGCATACAGGGTATCTCCGTACACATATACATCCTTGGGGCGGAAGGTGGTTCCCGTAGCGCCGGGCAAGTCGGTATAATCCAGCTTGAACGCCACCGGCTCCTCGTCGTTTCCTCCCCGGTCGGTTTCTCCGCGCAGGGGAGACAGGCCACCGTCCAGCGCATCGAGTTCCGGGTCTTCGATAATGTGTTTCGAAGCCACGTATATATCATCAAAATAACGGTTCCTGCTCCAGCGGGTGTGCAGGAAGCGGCGGGAATAGACGGGCAGCTCCTTGTCCAGCGACAGCGCCACATATACGTTGTTGCACAGGGTGATCCACCCCGGTCCCGTCTGTTCGTAAGTCATGTTTCCCGCATGGCCGTAGCCCACACAGTGGGCAAACTCGTGGAATATGGTTTCGGTGATGCTTTTGTCATCGGCATAGTGTTCCAGATAACACACTTCATGCATGCCGAAGGTGGTTCCTCCGCCCAGTCCCATCACGCCGGTGGTATAGCCGAAGGTCAGTCCGCGGTGGTTGAGCACGTTGGCCAGCAGGGCGGTCTTGTCTATTTCCGTCTTGTCATTGTTGCTGTGCAGCGGGCCGAACTCGTACAGGGCAGTCTTGAACCGTTCCGACGAGAACATATACGCCATGTTCAGCGCGATGGCCACCGCCTCACGCGTGTGCGAAGCCTTCATCTTGTACTTCCAGCTGTCCTGGGTGTCACTGTATCTGCCGAAGGCGATGTACCATTTGCAACGGATGGATTGCAGCCTTGCCCAGTACGGGTCGTCACACTCTACGGTGAAGGTCAGGTTTTCTTCCGTGAGGTAGGGGTTTGCCATGATCCGTATTTTCTTTCCGCTGCGGGTATAGGCGGTCAGGTCCTTGGTGGCGAACGGTATGTGTACCCGGAGTTGCTGGAAAGGCATGATCTTTTCCAGCGACATGAACTTGAATTCTTCCTCGTAACCGTCTATCCTGGCCCAGAAAGTCACGTTTTTCAAGGCTCTGGGACTATAGAAACGGAGTTGGAAACAGTGCTCGTCGTCCATTCCGAACTGAAGAGGCCGGCTGACGTAGAAGCTGCGCTGGCCGGAGTCGAAATAAACATCCTGGGATTCATTGTCATTCAGCAGGTAATACGTGTTGTCCGGGTTATAATCCGTTTCGGCCAGCCGGACGGGCAATTCGTTGTTTGCCACGTTTCCTTCTCCGGAAACCGGAAGTTCGTCCTCTTTGCAGCTACCCAGCAGTAAAAGCATACCTGCTAAAATCAACAGGCTGGTGGAAAAAAGTTTTTTCATCGTCTGTCTTTATTAGAATTACATTTAAATTTGAAATAATCACTCTTTTGGAAAAGGGTTGCAAAAATAATTGTTTTGGATCAGACGGACAAAGAACCTGTATTTCATTTTGTATGAGTCCCTGTTTTTTATGTTCTTTTGTTTTTCTGCCTCAAAAAAATAAATCCTATATTGTTGCCCTGGGCTTTGTTCATAGGAAAATATGCTGTATTTTTGTTATCCGAAATAAAGATGAAGATATGGCACAACCTTTAGCAGAACGTTTGCGTCCGAAGACATTGGACGATTATATAGGTCAGAAACACCTGGTGGGGCCGGGGGCTGTCTTGCGCAAGATGATCGACGCGGGACGCATCTCCTCCTTTATCCTCTGGGGGCCTCCGGGGGTGGGGAAGACCACGCTGGCGCAGATCATAGCCAACAAGCTGGAAACTCCTTTTTATACACTGAGCGCGGTCACTTCCGGTGTGAAGGATGTGCGCGATGTGATAGAGAAGGCGAGAAGCAACCGTTTTTTCTCGCAGGCCAGCCCCATTCTGTTCATTGATGAAATCCACCGGTTCAGCAAGTCCCAGCAGGATTCCCTGTTGGGGGCGGTGGAGACGGGAGTGGTGACCCTGATAGGCGCCACCACCGAGAATCCCTCGTTCGAGGTGATCCGGCCCTTGCTCTCCCGCTGCCAGCTGTATGTGCTGAAATCATTGGAGAAGGAGGATTTGCTGGAACTGCTGCATAATGCCATCGCAAAGGACGTGATACTGAAAGAAAAGAAGATAGAGCTGAAGGAGACGGATGCCATGCTCCGCTTTTCGGGAGGCGATGCCCGCAAGCTGCTGAACATACTGGAACTGGTGGTGGAGGCGGATGCGGATGCCGGACCCGTGGTGATTACGGATGAGAAGGTGACCGAGCGTTTGCAGCAGAATCCGTTGGCGTATGACAAGGATGGAGAGATGCATTATGATATCATTTCCGCCTTTATCAAGTCCATCCGCGGAAGTGATCCGGACGGGGCGCTCTACTGGCTGGCGCGTATGGTGGAGGCCGGAGAGGACCCGGCTTTCATAGCCCGCAGACTGGTCATTTCGGCAGCCGAGGATATCGGTCTGGCCAATCCCAACGCATTGCTCCTGGCGAACGCCGCTTTTGACGCCGTGATGAAGATAGGATGGCCTGAGGGGCGTATCCCGCTGGCGGAAGCTACGGTGTATCTGGCCACCAGCCCCAAGAGCAACTCGGCATACGAGGGGATCAACAGCGCCCTGGAACTGGTTCGGCAGACGGGCAATCTGCCTGTTCCCTTGCATCTGCGCAACGCACCCACCAAGCTGATGAAACAGTTGGGCTATGGCAAGGATTACAAGTATGCACATGCCTATCAGGGCAATTTCGTGCAGCAGCAGTTCCTGCCGGACGAGGTGAAGGACAGCCGCATCTGGCATCCGCAGAACAATGCGCAGGAAGCGAAGATAAGGGAACGGATGCAGAGCCTCTGGGGGGAACGGTTCAAGGAATGAAAATG